TGCGACATGCTGGAGGCCCGGAGTAAGAAGGCGGACAGCGAAGTCGTCCAAGTCGAAACGGACAAGAGCAAGGCAGAGATGCAGCTCAAACAGGCCAAGGCGGCCATCGCCATCATGGAGGCCAACGAGCTCAAGGGCAAAATGCACCGATCAGAGGATGTGCTGGCCATCACCGAAGACCTGGTGTTCGCTATCCGAAACATGCTGGTGGCGCTGCCCGGCCGGCTGGCGGTGGAGGTGTCCCATGCTGAGGACGCCGCGCAGGCCGCCATCATCATCCGTACCGAGGTCAACAAGGTGATGGAGGAACTGGCGAATTACGAGTACGACCCCAAGCGGTATGAGGAGCTTGTGCGCAAACGCCAGTCCTGGGAAGCCCTGCACGATGAAGAAGACTAGCCTGACCCGGCTGACCTCTGTCATCGGCAAGGCCGTGGCAGGGTTCCGGCCGCCGGAAGACCTGACGGTGAGCCAGTGGGCGGATAACAAGCGCAAGCTGTCAACGGAGGCCAGCGCCGAGCCGGGCCCCTGGCGCACTTCCAGGACGCCTTACCTGCGGGATGTGATGGACAGCTTTAACGACCCCAGGGTGAACCGCATCGTGCTGGTGGCCGCCAGCCAGGTGGGAAAGTCCGAGATGGAGCTGAACATCATCGGCTACATCATCGACCAGGACCCGGGCAGCATCCTGTATATCCACCCGACCAATGTGGACGCGAGGGACTTCTCCAAGCTGCGCGTCGCCCCCATGGTGCGGGACTGCCCGGCGCTCAATGCCAGGGTGTCCGACCCCAAGAGCCGGGACAGCGGGAACACCATCCTGCAAAAGGCCTATCCGGGCGGGATCCTGACCCTGTGCGGGTCCACGGAGGCGCACGCTCTGGCCTCCAAGCCTATCCGTTACATCATCGGCGACGAGCGGGACCGCTGGGCGACCAGCGCCGGCACGGAGGGCGACCCCTGGGCGCTGGCCCGCGCCAGGCAGATCACCTTCTACAACCGCAAGGCCATCGAGGTGTCGACGCCCACCATCAAGAACGCTTCGGCCATCGAGGCCAGCTATGCTGAGGGCACCATGGAGCGTTGGTGCGTTTCCTGCCCGCACTGCGGCGAGTACAACGACATCAAGTTCGCGGACCTCCGCTTTGACAAGGAAGAGCGGCAGGCGCGGGGGTATCGCAGCTATACGGCCAGCAACCTCCGCTATGTCTGCCCCCACTGCGGCGCGCTGTCCGACGAGAAAACCATGAAAGGCCGCGCGCGGACGGACGCCAGGTGGATCGCGGAGAACCCGGACGCCGCCAGGAACGGCGTGCGGTCCTTCTGGCTCAACGCCTTTGTCTCTCCCTGGGAGAGCTGGACCACCATTGTGGAGGCGTACCTGAACGCGCTGGGCTCGGCCAGGAAGCTGCAGGTGGTCTTTAACACGCGCTTCGGCGAGCTGTGGGAGGACCGCGGCGACCTGGAGGATGAGGACGCCTACATGGGGAGGCGGGAGGAGTACCCGGCCGAGCTGCCCGACGGCGTGATCGTGCTAACCTGCGGTGTGGACACCCAGGACGACCGGCTGCAGTACGAGGTGGTGGGTCACGGGCACTTCGGCGAGACTTGGGGCATCCGGACCGGGGTGCTCATGGGGAGGCCGGACCAGCCGGACGTGTGGCAGCGCCTGGACGACGTGACCGGGCACATCTACCGCTACCAGGAGGGGCACGGGCTGAAGATCTCCATCACCTTCGTGGATGAGGGCGGGCACTTCACCGGGGAGGTGCGCATGGCATGCGCGGCCCGCTTCGACAAGAAGGTGTTCGCCATCAAGGGCAGCTCCGGCGGCGCCAGCGTCCCCTACACTGCTCCCCCGCGCAAGGTGAAGATCACCATCCAGGGACGCTACCTGGGAACATGCTGGCAGTACATGATCGGCGTTGACTCAGGCAAGCTGCGCATCATGGACAATCTGAAGGTGATGACGCCCGGCGCCAATTACTGCCATTTTCCCCTGCTGGAGGAAAGCGGCTACGACAAGGCCTTCTTCCACGGGATCCTGTCCGAGCGCCTGGTGTACAAAGCCGGAAGAAAGAACCCCTGGCAGTGGCAGAAGATCCCGGGGCACGAACGCAACGAGGCGCTGGACTGCCGCAACTATGCCAACGCAGCCTTCAAGGCACTGGCACCGGACCTGGACCGCATCGGGCGGCAGGTGATCGCGGCCCGGAACACAAAAACCGGCAAGGGAACGGACAGCCCGCCCGCTTTGGAGTTCAGCCAGCCGGCGCAGCCCCGGAAAAAGAAGAAAGGGCAGGCGTTGGAAAAATACTACGACACATGGTAAGGAGGACAGTGCATGAACCGCACCGAGATCCAAAAGCGGCTGGTGTTTCATCAGGCAGCGCTGGACAAGCTGCAGGCAGCTTACCTGGCTCTGGTGGAGGGCGGCGTGCAGAGCTACTCAATAGACGACAGAACGCTTCATCGCTTTGACCTGCCCCGGCTGATGGAGGAGATCCGCAAGGAGGAGCGCATGGTGGATGAGCTGACGGCCCTGCTTGGGGGCGGCGGGCGCAGGCGGGCTTACGCGATCCTTCCCCGGGACTGGTGAGGAGGCAGAGCATGAGCGGATACAGAGATGCCGGCGCCAGCGAGGTGCGCAGGGCCCTGCGGGGTTTTTTGGCGCGTTCGGGCAGCCCGCAGAAAGACATCGACGACAACAACCGGACGCTGCGCCAGCGCGGGCGGATGCTCTACATGAGCGCACCCATTGCCACCGGCGCCATCAACACGAACCGCACCAAGGTGATCGGGCCCGGGCTGACACTCAACAGCGCCATCAACCGTGAGCTGCTGGGGATGAGCTCTCAGGCGGCCAAAGACTGGCAGCGGAAAGCCGAGGCGGAGTTCTGCCTGTGGGCCGATAAAAAGGAAAACTGCGACGCGACGGGCCTCAACAACTTCTACGGCCTGCAGCAGCTGGCCGTGGTGTCTTGGCTGGCCAGCGGGGATGTGTTCGCGCTTTTTAAGCGCTACGCCCCCACCCGGCTGAACCCCTACGGGCTGCGGCTCCACCTGATTGAGGCGGACCGTGTGAGCACACCGGCCGACTCCCGCGTGCCCTACGCCCTGGGGCTGAGGACCGAGGGGAAGAACAAGGCCACCGGCAACCGGATCTTTGACGGCGTGGAGGTGGACGCGCAGGGCCTGGCCGTGGCCTACTATATTTCCGACGGTTACCCCGGTGACGGTCTGGCCGGCAGCGACCTGAAATGGCGCCGCGTCCAGGTCATGGGCGAGAAGACGGGCCTGCCCAACATCCTGCAGGTCATGAGCTCCGAGCGCGCGGATCAGTACCGCGGCATCACCTACCTGGCGCAGGTGATCGAGCCGCTGCTGCAGGTGAACCGCTACACCCAGTCAGAGATGGTGGCGGCCCTGGTGCAGTCCTTCTTTACCGCCTGGATCAAGACGAAGACGGACCCCAGCGAGATCCCCTTCAACGAAACCGGCAGCGGCGTCATCTCAGGGGACGGGGAGCCCGCGGACAGGGCCGGCATATCAAGTGACGCCAGCGAGTACGAGATGGGCCCGGGAACGGTGCACCATCTGGAGGAGGGCGAGGACATCGTCTTTGGCAGCCCCAACATCCCCACCCCCGGTTTTGAGGTGTTCACCCGGGCGGTCTTCCAGCAGGTGGGGGCGGCGCTGGAGATCCCCCACGACGTGCTGCTCAAGAAGTTTGATGCCAGTTATTCCGCGTCCCGGGCGGCCCTGCTGGAAGCCTGGGAAGCCTTCCGTATGCGCCGCAGCTGGATCGAGGAAAAGCTTTGCCAGCCGGTGTATGAGGTGTGGCTGGCGGAGGCCGTGGCCAGAGGGCGCATCAAAGCGCCGGGCTTCTTTGAGGATCCGCTGATCCGCTCGGCCTGGTGCGGCGCCCACTGGATCGGGCCGGTGCAGGGCCACCTGGACCCACTCAAGGAGATCCGTGCGGATATCCTGGCCATTGACCGGGGCATCAAAACGCATGAGCAGGTGACCCGTGAGTACGGCAATTCCGACTGGTATGAGAACGCGGAACAGCTGCTGCGGGAGTCCGAGGCGCTCAGCCGGGTCGAACAGACCATGAACCCGGTGGCGCCGGATGAACCGGATGACGACAACAAGGAGGAGACCCTATGATACGACCTTTCGGGCGTAAGCCGGACCCGGTGAACATCCAGCGGGATTGCTATGCTATGGCACTGAAAGAGGGCAATCACGCGGAAATCACGATGTACGGGCAGATTGTGGAGCGCCGCCCAACAGACTGGTGGACGGGAGAGCCCATCGACGGCAATTTTATTGTGAAAAGCGAGTTTCTGGATGATCTGGACGCCATCAAGGGCGCGCGCAAGCTGACCATCCGGCTGGACAGCCTGGGTGGGGACGCCTACGCGTCGCTTTTGATCTACAACCGCCTGCGGGAGCTGAAGGCAAAGAAGACCGTCCAGGTGGACGGCGCCGCCATGTCCGGCGGCAGCGTCATCATGTGCGCCGGCGACACCGTGAAGGTGAACCCGGGCAGCCTGATCATGGTGCACCAGTGCGCGAGCTTCCTGTATGGCTACTACAACGGGGACGCGCTGGAGAAGGCCAGGCAGTCCAACGCGGCCGTCGATAAGGCGCTGGCCAGCGTGTACGCGAAAAAGACCGGCATGGACGAAACGGAAGCGCTGGAGATGATGCAGCAGGAAACCTATCTGACCGGCGAAGAAGCGCT